ATTCGCTCATACCGCTAGGACGTAATCTACCGCTACGATCCTCAATGAATACGTTTTGTCTTGTTGCATATGGATTATTCATCATAATCTCCTAGTTTGTGTTATCAGTATTTATCGTTGTATAATATACGAATATAATAAAGTAGTTGACAACGAGGCATTTAGGCAGTATAATAGTAGTAATTATTAGGAGATTACCATGGCCCGTAGAGGACAAAATTATTTAAACAACCGAGATATGCTCAAGCAGATTCATATTTCTAAGTCAAATTTCTCATGGTTTGAAGACCGTGACAAGCATCATCAGTTTGATGTTATTATTGATAACGTTGCTGGAGAACTAGACGTTGCGGCTGAAATCCGTGAACTAGAAGCAGTAGCACGTGAAAATCGTGCAAATCGTATTCAAAAAGAAGCATGGGATTTAAATACAGACAAGAAGATGAAGCAAGCTAACTTCGCTGTAGACCATGATTCATTTGCACAAGACGAACTTGTATTTCGTGTTATGACGTTTGAACATATTCCAGATGAACCAGGTCGTAAAGCAAATCCAAAGACTGTTGCTGATCATAAAGTAAAACTTCCGTTTCCTCCATTCAAACAATATATCATTGACGGAAATGATATTCGTGAAGTTGGCATCTCACACCATAATAAAGATAAAGAATTTGACATTGTAACAGGTCGTGTAACAGCTACACTTGCTAACATGTACATCAAACTAGTAGAACGTTATTCACAACGTGCTAACTGGCGTGGTTATACATACATTGATGAAATGCGTGGACAAGCATTGTTACAGTTAACACAGATTGGTCTACAATTTAATGAAGCAAAATCAGATAACCCATTCGCTTATTATACAGCCGCAGTTAATAACTCATTCACTAGAGTACTGAATATTGAAAAGAAAAATCAAGGTATTCGTGACGATTTGTTAGAGAATAGCGGACAAGCTCCATCATGGACACGTCAACTTGAGCATGAAATGAAATCAAGTGAACGTTGGCAGAAAGTTATTAAGACTAAGATCACAGACGAAGCAATTCCAACTGAAACAATCAAAGAGATTTACGCAGACAATGACTAATCTATTTAATAAACTTGCATTTTTTACAGACATTCATTATGGAATGCGTAACAACGCACGCCAACACAATGAAGACTGTAATGACTTTGTAGAATGGTTTATCCAAGAAGCAAAAGCAAAAGGATGCGAGACATGTATCTTTGGTGGTGATTGGCATCACAACCGTGCAAGTCTAAATATCTCTACAATGAAATACAGCATTGATGGTTTGCGCAAACTAAGCAAAGCATTCGATAAAGTATATATGATCAAAGGCAATCACGATTTATTTTATCGTGAAAGCCGTGAGATTAGTAGTATCGAATTCGCTAAAGAATTTGATAATATTATTCTTGTAGAAGACACTATGATTGAAGGAGATGTTGCTCTTGTCAGTTGGCTTGTAGGTGATGAATGGAAGAAAGTTCCTAAGATTAAAGCAAAGTATATGTTTGGTCATTATGAACTTCCAACATTTAAACTGAATGCTATGGTAGAAATGCCAGATCACGGTGGTCTAAAAATGGATATGTTCAAAAATCAAGATTACGTATTTACTGGACACTTCCACAAACGACAAGTTAAAGGTAATGTTATCTATACGGGTAATGCATTCCCTCATAACTTCTCAGATGCATGGGACGATGATAGAGGTTGGATGTTCTTAGAATGGGACAAAGAACCTGAATTCTTTGCATGGAAAGATGCGCCAAAATACAAGAATATAAAACTATCACAGCTACTAGATAATCCAGCTAAATTCTTACTACCAAAGACAACAGCAAGAATTTCATTGGATATCGATATATCATATGAAGAAGCAAACTTCATAAAAGATACATTTATCGAAACATATGATTTAAGAGATTTATCATTAGTTCCAGTAAAATCTACACAACACGAAGAAGACGTGGGTGCTGAAATTCACTTTGAAACTATTGATCAAATTGTTATTGCTCAATTGTCCGCAGTTGAGGGGACTTACAACAAGAATGTCTTAATAGAAATTTACAACAACCTATAACGGAGAAAAAGATGAAGAAAATTCTTATTACGGGAAACCGTGATTATGGTTTATGCCAAGCATTATGTGACATGTTCGAAGAAAATAATTTTGAATATGAATGTGCAAGTAGAGCAACTGGATGGCAATTAGATACATACTTAGAACAGGTACGTTTAGGAAATCATTTTGTAGAAAATGAATTCAACGTGTTTATAAACAACTCTGCTATGTGGAAATTTCACCAAGTTATGATTGCAGAAAATGTATACAACCGTACAAATGATGCAAATGTACATGCACATTTCATTCATATGGGATCGACTGCGGATACTGGCGTTAAGGGTAGAACATGGAGATATCCAACAGAAAAGAAAGCATTACGAGATTATAACCGTGATCTAACTTATATGACTGCCGGAGGATCTAATGTTAAATCAACTCTTTTATCACCTGGAAGTTTAACCACTGAAAATGTTATGAAAAAACACCCAGATAGACAACTAATTGATGTAGAATATATCGCAGACGTTGTTTTATGGTTGCTTAATCAACCAGAATATGTTAATATTAATGAAATTTCATTAGACCCTATTCAACATGGGACATACGCAAGAGAGAGGTAGATTACTTTTGCTAAAATTAAAGAACATTACGATCCGAAACTTCATGAGTGTCGGTAACGTTACACAAGGAATCGACTTAGAACGTGATGCATTATCACTTGTTCTAGGAAATAACCTAGACTTAGGTGGTGATGGTTCCCGTAACGGAACAGGTAAGACAACTCTTATCAATGCACTGTCATATGGATTATATGGAAATGCATTAACAAACATCAAAAAGAATAACTTAATCAATAAGACTAATGGCAAGGGTATGCTAGTCACAGTTGATTTTGAATATAATGGAAGCGAGTACCGAATTGAGCGTGGTCGTTCTCCCAACGTATTCAAGTTAAAGCGTGATGGTGTTGATATGAATGACATGCAAGACGAAGCGCAAGGTGAAATGCGACAAACACAAATCGAGGTTGATTCCATTATTGGTATTTCACACAATATGTTCAAACACATTGTTGCGTTGAATACTTATACTGATCCATTTCTATCAATGCGTCCAAATGATCAGCGTGAAATCATTGAAGAACTCCTTGGTATTACAGAACTTTCTCGTAAAGCAGATAGCTTGAAAGATGAAGTTAAAGCTACTAAAGAACAAATCAAAGATGAAGAGTATCGCCTGAAAGCTATCGAAGATGCCAACTCACGTATTCTAAAGTCTATCAAAGATATTGAACGTAGACAGCGTATCTGGTCAGAAAAGCATACAAAAGAGATATCAGATTTAGAAACGGGTCTAGATGCACTAACACATATTGACATCGATGCAGAGATTAAGAACCATACATTTATTGCAGAGTATAACGAAAAGAAAACTCGGTTAGATGAAGCTACACGCTGGATAAGTAGTATTAATACTGATGATGCGAAGCAAGAAAAAGTTATTTCTAAACTAAAAAACGAAATCAAGTTACTAAAAGAACATACTTGTTATGCTTGTGGTCAAGAAATGCACGATGATAAGCAAGAAAGCATTCTCGCATCTAAAGAAGAGCAAAAGCAAGAAGCTACCATGCAATTACTTGCAAACAATACACAACTACAAGAACATGAAACTGTTGTTACGGAGATTGGTGAACTTGGTAATAAACCAAGTGTATTCTATGATTCATTGAACGATGCATACGAACATCAGAATTCAGTACGTATGCTAACAGAACAAATTGAACAAAAGAAATTAACCGAAGATCCTTACGCAGATCAAATCAAAGAAATGCGTGAAAGTTCACTAGAGACTCTAAATTATTCACATATGAATACGCTAGTGTCATTTAGAGAACATCAGGACTTCTTAATGAAACTTCTTACTAATAAAGATTCCTTCATTCGTAAGAAAATTATTGATCAAAACTTATCATTCCTAAACAAACGTTTAGAATCATACCTAGATAAGTTAGGTCTACCACATGAAGTTAGATTCCAAAGTGATCTAACTGTAGAAATCACTGAACTAGGCAGAGACCTAGACTTTGATAATTTATCACGTGGTGAACGCAATCGCTTAATCTTAGGACTAAGCTGGGCATTCCGTGATATATTTGAATCACTATATAGTACAATCAATGTTATGTTTATAGACGAATTAATTGATTCGGGTATGGATACTAATGGTGTAGAAGCATCACTTGCTGTATTGAAGAAAATGGTTAGAGACAGTGGGCGTTCAGTCTTCTTAGTTTCGCACCGTGATGAACTTCAAGGAAGAGTTAGTGATGTGCTGAACGTAGTAAAAGAAAACGGGTTCACTACGTTTGCACAAGAAACAGAAACACTAGAACCTGGTGTTGAATTAGATACAGTCATATAGGAGAAAACAATGACAAATCATGAACAAATCGTAGAAAGTTACGAAACTTATCTCAAAGAACACGCCGCTTGGGAAGAAAAAGGCGTCAAAGCTGCGGCAGCACGTGCAAGAAAAGCACTAGGTGATATTGGTAAACTAACCAAAGAGCGCCGTAAAGAAATTCAAGATAAAAAGAATAGCATGTAAAAAAAGTGTTGACACATAGCAGATTATCTGCTATACTAAAAACAATAAGGAAGTTAAGTGTCTCCTCTCAACCTCTCTCAAAATGCTTACTTCTTTATTGTTTCAACACAGAGCATGAAACAAAACCCAATGCATCTGATTGCATTGGGTTTTTTCATTATTGAAAGGATAAAATTATAATGGGAAAATTTATTGGTAAAGCAGAAGAACGTGAAATGATGCGTGAAGAATCTGAAAAAGCAGTTAAAGAGTTCTTAAAGAACGGCGGTAAAGTAAAAAAGATTGCTGAAGGTGATCACACTGAAGCAAAAGACATGAAGTACAAATTTCGTAAACCAGCATTCGGTGGTAAGAAAAAAGCTGACTAAATAATGTTATGGAATTCTTAATAAAAGTTATCATTGGCGGTATAATAATTGCCAGTGTAGTTACAGTTGCACAGCGTGGCAACCCAACAATGGGAGCTTTGATATTAGGCATCCCATTAAGTAGTATTGTAAGTATCATATTCATGTACCATGCAGGAGTAGATGTTTCAGTATATACACAACTAGCAATAGAAACTGTATATTTCGTATTAGTCAGTTTAGCATTCTTTCCAATATTTGCATATATGGTATATCTTATTCCATTCTGGCCAGCACTAATTATATCAACTAGTATTTCCATGTCGGGATTATATGTACTGAAACTATTCTTAGAAAGATAATGACTTGAACTGGATTCAAATAGATAAACAGATTATCAGTATGATGCGGGTGATTAATGATAAAGATAAACTTTATGAAGACGTAAAGCAAGTATTCAAGTGGAATGACTCACAAGTTGAAGCCGCTGTAGGTCCATTAATCAAACGATGGAACTGGTATGATATGCACACAGATCAAAAGCCAGCGAAAAAGAAACGTGTTACTAAAGCTAAAACCACAAAAAAAGCCCCTGCTAAAAAAGCAAGAGCCACTAAGAAGAAATCATAACTTCTTTCTAAAATCTTCTAAATATTCTGTCAGGACTTTTGAACTGCCTATTCGAACATTGATAATACCATTATAGTATTCATCTGTTTCTAATACACGGCGTTCAAACTGTTCCCGTGCCTCCATATAACTTAAAGCGCCACGACTCGGACAGTAGTGTAGTATCTCCCTAGAAAACTTATCTTCTCCTAGTTCTGCAACATCTGCATTAAGATGGTCAGAAGAACCCCAATATGTACGCCAATCGCTTTCTTTAAAACCACGTCTTTTATTCTTTCGCCCCTTTAGAGGTGGCTTCGTGGTTTTAAATCTAGCTAATTTCTTACCTATGTATTTTCTATTATTTGTGGTGTTAGTAATAAGATATACAAATCCCTCAACATCATCAGGTAATTCATTAACTATCTTATTATCATATGTCCAATCACTCATTAGTAAATCATTTCATCTTATAAGGTCTAAAGACCTAATCCTTCATAAATCTCATATCGCTTTCGCTCAATCGATTTAATCAGTCTTTATGGTTTATATTATTAATCTTATTTATATATGCCTGCGGCTAAGCCACAATTGCCCTGTTGCCAGGACAACTGCAAAAAATTATGGATACATGCCATAGCTTCATCGCCTCTGTTTATGAGCTAGTAGCCAGAAACTACGGGGTCGGTTGGCGATTCCCCCTTCACTCAGTACTGCGTCTTTCGACCCAACGGCATCACAATAAATCCAAACAGACGGAGTATATTGTAATCGATAGTGCTATAGTAGCCTATCAGCGGTTATAAAATTGTAAACTGGTCAACCACGCACCTTTAGAGCCGTGGCTGTTGTAATTAGAATACTTGTATATGTGGTTAACGAGAAGATTGTAGGAATTCATCCCTACTAGTCCAACGGCAACAGTATCTTTAAATACTGGCAGATTCAATCCCGAGTTGGCAACCCAACTAACAGTTCCACTATGTCTGATATATTAGCCTGTTTCATTATATTAGCCTTGTTAGATTTATATTAGTTTTCAATAGAGCCTGATTTATTTATGTTAGCCTTAGAGTATTGGCGTTCCCGCTTGTTTACTCATTTCATAGTTTTCTTTTATAATTTCGTTGATATGATCGATGTGAGATACTGGCATATCATGTAATTCAGATATGCTTACCCCACCTCTCATATACCAAGTTAACTTTAACATATTTTTGTGCAGCTTGTCAAGCTCTTTTTCGTATTTTTTTGTTTTTTCTTCAATTTCTTTGTTACTGGCTGTTACGAGCCAGTGCCGAAAAAATTTACAGGGTTGACCTCCAAGACAACCTTATCTTTAGCATCGCATTCTGGGCATGAGAATTCAAACGTAGTTGCATCCTCAGGTTTCTTAGACAGAAATTGAATCTTCTCATTAATCTCATTTACAACCTTAGTTGGTATGTTTTCTAAGAATTCACTGATAGTATCATAATCAGTGACATCTCCATCTGGTGTCTCTATGTAATTTATTGTATTTGCTAAAAGTTCAACATTATGTTCAGCGATTGTTCTAAAACTAGAATAGAAGCGTCTTGCTAGTTCGTCTTCTTTCATTACTTCATCGCCGTATGTATCTTGTATAGAACGTACAATACGTTGTTGTTCTAAATCAATTAACGCTAGTCTAGTAATTGCTTCTACTGTAGGAGGTTGAAGATGTATTTTAAGACCATCGAATTCAACTGGTTCAACTTTCTCAATATCTGGAAAACGATTTAAGATAACATTGATATCAATATTGAAATCGCTTTGCTCTTCACATGACTTACATGTATGTGTGTGCGTCAGTTCACTGCCATAAGTTGCGTATTGAATTGCAAGAAATAATGCTTCAACATCTATATTACACATACCTCTTGGATTAGGAATATCTGGACAGCAACTAGCAACTAAGCTAATCAATGCCTCTCCATTTAATAGTGCGTCTGGGTTCTTTAGTGTTATCTCATCAATCGCAGTCATTGGCAATACACCTATCTCATCTAATTGTGATGTATTGATTTCTGGATTAAATTTGCCACCTGTTGGTAGTTTTACATAAATTGATGGTTTTCTAAAGTATTTTTGTAGTGGGTTATTTGTCATTTACTTCGCCTCTTGATAAATACAACGATACATTATATTTATGTCTATAGTTATTTAATCAATTATAAACTACGAATATAATCAAAAAGTGAGAGAGTTTATGGCAGAAGACGTAATTATTAGAGGTTTTGGAGAGGATAGAGATTTTCCTGACTTTGCTACTGAAAAAACTATTAAGACAGTTGAGGCAGCTTTAAAGCAAGCTAACGTATTTAATAGTGAGTCCACCAAGTACCTAGCGCAGATTGCCTTAGGTGAAAAGCGTGGTCAGATGGCTATGAATAAACTTATACAATCTATGAACAATGTTTCATCAGAAATTAAAAAAGGTGCAAACGATAGTAGTAATGCAGCAGATTCTGCCGATCAAGCAAGTAAAAAGCAATTAGGTGCATTTACTAAATTACTTTCATTGGGAAAAGACACTATCAAATTGAGAAAAGAACAATTTGCAAAAGAGTTAAAAAATGATGACGAAATAAAGCGCCTTATGAAACAAGGTATGGCTGAAGATAGTGCAGGTATGATGGCTGGATTATCAAGTCTATCTGGTATTGCAGGTAAACTTGCCGCCGGTGTCGTTGCAGTTGCAGGAGTAGTTAAAGGTGCAAACAGCTACTTACTACAACAAGGAACTGATCGATTTAATTTTGCACAAGAACTAAGACAAAGCGGTCTTGCCGCAGGACTTTCAGAATCTGGAGCAAGCCTTACAGCATTTGCAGATAAAGTTCGAGTGAATAACTTTACTCTAGGAGAAGCGGCAGAGTTTACACAACGTTTTTCAAAAGCAGTTGGGGTTACTGGTGTCAATGGTGCATTGGATTTTGTAAACACATTAGCATATAGTGGTGATAACGGCGGCGATATGATGCGTAGGTTTGGTATGGAGTTCGGTGAAGTTGCAAATGTATCAGGTGAATACTTAGAATCTGTACGTGCATTAGGTATGTTAGACAAAATGTCAAATAATGAACTTAGACTCGGTATGGACAATTTTATGTCAACCGTTGTTGCAACGTCTAATATTATGAAGATTAATATGGAAGATGCGGCACAAATGATTAAAGATACACTAGGACGTGATGATATTACATCATTACTTGCTACTATGGATCCAGACAGAGCTGCACAAGTACAAGATGTGGTAGGACTAGCAGGTGGTATGCAAACTAAACTAGGTGAGGCTCTTGCTCAAAGATTGGCAGCAGGATCCCAACAAGAATTTATGATGTCCGATTCATATAGACAAATACAATCAAGTCCTATAGCAATGGAACTTCTTCCAGTAATTGAAAGATTAGCATCAGCATCGGAACAAGGAGGAACTGAAGGGTTCCAAAATGCATTTGCTAATCTAAGTGGCGACATCGAAAGAATAGTTGGTATTGCGACTGATAACAGAGTTCTATTTACATCTGGCTCGGATGATATCGGCATGGAAGTACTAGCACAATTGACGAGACTAAGACCAACAGCAGAAGACGCAAATGCTGGATTTGTTAAATTAGGAGAAGACGACCAAGCAGTAATCGGCGCAGTTGAAGTACAACGACAATTTACAGTTGCTATGGAAGGTGTAAATAATGAGCTAATAAAATCTGGTAACTTCGGTGAGAACGTAGCTAAACTTAATAGAGCAAACCTAGCACTAATTGAAACTTTAGAAGCAGAAGCAACAGGTGTTGCAAATCAAGTATCTGGTATTATATTTGATACTACATTTGCTGCACAAGCAGGCGTGACATCTATTATTAATGGATTTGTAGGAAAGGTAGCAGATATAGCACGTGGGGTTGGACTATTAGACAGTGAATCAGGAAAAGCCGCAGAAGCAGTAAGAGCAATGAGACAATCAATTAATGCTACATTCGGTGGTTCGGCAGCATTTGATGCAAATGGTGAATTAGCTTCTGGTCCTATAGGTGACTTAGTTAATAGAATTAATAGTACTAAAACAGAAATATCAGAGTTAGGCCCAGATGCAAATCCATATGCGCAAGGTGGTCTAACTGCCTCGTTACAACGAGATAGAGCAGAATTAGAAGAATTAATTTCTGAGATTGAAGTATCAAATCCACAAGCGGCTAATCTACTTAGAATTGAAGCAGGATTAAATAATCTAGCACAAGCAGATGAAACTGTGCAATATGACCCGGAACGATTAGCATTAGAACAACAAATGATGCTTACATCACATGGTGGTTTTGTTGGACAACGGGATGATGAAGGTTATGTACTTCAAGGCGGCGGTCGCATGGAAACTAGACAACAAGCGAGTGAACGTATATTAGCATCATTAGAAGCTAGTTTAGGGAATATGAATAGCGATGTATTCGATGCGATACGTTCTGGTAATAGTACTGATTTATTAGGTACACTTGGTTTTGATGATGCAGATAACAATATAAGTGCTGAAGAAACTAGAATGGTTGGGGATATGATAATAGCTATGAATGAAAACAATATGCTAAGCCAAGAAAAAGTACAAGAACTAATAGAAGCGATGAAAAATACAACAGGATCTGAAGGAGCATTAGACTTCAGTGTAGCATCAGCCGAAGAAAAAGCAGAACGTGATAGACTAATATCTTCAATTGAGACATTAGTAACACAATTAAGACAATAAAAGAATTGACACACTGATAAAAGTGTGTTATTATGAGTAAAGATACAGGATTATATATAATGGCAACTTGGAAAAAATACTTTAAAACATATGATGGGATGCCTCAGAGGCAGACATCAACTCAAAACGGAAGCGAAGCGTCTAATAAACGTTATAGCTCTTGGTTACCTGAAGTTTATCAAGGTCAACCAAATCGTGTTCAGCGTTATGGTCAATATGATCAAATGGATATGGACTCTGAGGTAAATGCTGCACTAGATATTATTGCTGAATTCTCAACTCTTCAGGATGAACAATCAAAATTGCCATTTAAGTTTGACTTCCCAGAAGAGCCAACTGAATCAGAGAATGATGTTCTGCAACGTACATTGCGCCAATGGTGTTCAGTTAATGAAATGCACAAGCGTATATTCCGTATCTTTAGAAATGCTATAAAATATGGCGACCAAATGTTTGTCAGAGACCCAGAAACATATAAACTATTTTGGGTTAATCCTGCTAAAGTAGATAAAGTCATTGTGAATGAAGGTAAGGGTAAAAAAGTTGAAGCATATTATGTTCAAGATATGGACATTAATATTGAAGGAATGAATGTTACCGCAGATACTAAAAAGCTAACACAAACTTCAGGTCAAGGCATGGGAATGCCTAATATGAATTCTAATACCACACAAGGGTATACAGCAGGTAGTGCAGGCGGCTCTCGTTTTGCAAATGATCAAACTACAACACCAATCGATGCAAATCATGTTGTACACATTTCACTAAGCGAAGGAGTTGACGGCTTTTGGCCTTTCGGAACTTCTATCCTTGAACCGATATTTAAAGTATATAAACAAAAAGAACTACTAGAAGACGCTATTCTAATATATCGTGTACAACGTGCGCCAGAACGTAGAGTGTTCTATATTGATGTTGGTAACATGCCAACACATAAAGCACGTCAACACTTAGAACGTATTAAGAATGAAATACATCAAAGACGTATTCCAAGTAAGACTGGTGGCGGACAAAACATTACTGATAGTGCATATAATCCATTATCTATTATGGAAGATTACTTCTTTGCATCAACGGCTGAAGGTAGAGGATCTAAAGTCGAGACACTACCAGGTGGTGAGAACTTAGGACAGATTGATGATTTAAAATACTTCAATGACAAACTATTACGTGGTTTACGTGTTCCAGCTTCATACTTAGGTGGTATGGATGATGGCGGCGCTACAGTTAATGATGGTCGTGTAGGTACAGCAATGATTGCTGAATTTAGATTTACTAAGTTCTGTGAGCGACTACAAGCACTTATCGTTGAGCAATTAGACAATGAGTTTAAGATGTTCTGTAAAAATCGTGGTGTGCAAGTAGAAAGTTCACGCTTCTCATTACAATTCAATACTCCTCAGAACTTCGGTAAGTTCCGTCAAGCAGAAGTAGATCAAGTTGCAATGAATGTATTCTCAAGTATTGAAGGTGCAGATTACATCAGTAAGCGTTTTGCAATGTCACGTTTCTTAGGTCTATCAGAAGACGAAATTCTACAGAACGAAAAAATGTGGCGTGAAGAAAACGGAGATAATGATGCATTAGCAGGCGCTAGTGATACACTTAAAGGTGTTGGTGCTTCTCCTGCTCCAGCAGATGCGGGCGGAGACGATTTTGACTTTGATGAAACAGACCAAGATGATATAGAAGATGGTTCAGTGATTGATGGATCGGAAAACGCAGAAACAGACGAGGAAGTATAAATACTACTATGAGATATTCAGATTTAAAAGAAAACTATTCTCCAGAAGAGGATAATCACAATAGCATAGAGATAGACGACACTCGTAAAGACCGTCTAACTCTCGTACACCTATCTAAATTGCGTAAAATCCGTGAATACCGTAAGTATCAAGAAGGCGTTAAGTCACAACAAGTACAACGTCAATATAAAGGTTCTGGCGGTGATGGCGACGGCGATATGGAGCTTTAAGCTCTATTAAGTAGTAAGTTTTACTACTATAGATACATACTAAATATCTCTACGACAATGAAACGGCTCAAAAGAAGCCGTTTTTTTGCATTTTCATAACATACACTATAATAACTTATAAATACTTTTGAAACAAAGAGTGTTTCTACACCCGCCACAGAAAGCAGTGGCTTTTTAGATAAGGAGACATAATAATGTCAAGCAAACTAGAACAAGTACTAGAACTTCTTATCAACGAGGAGCGTGAAGCAGCGGAAGAGCTACTGCACGATTTTATCGTAGAAAATGCACGTCAAATTCATGAAGACCTTCTAAACGAAAGTGATGAAGTAGTTGAAGAAGAGCTAGAAGAATTAGACGAAGCAGACGATATCCTTAGTGATGAAGAAGAAGCATCAGACGAATTAGAGCTAGATGCATCAGAAATCGAAAACGAAGAATTCTATGACGAAGACGAAATGGAAGACGATGAAGCATTAGACGACCTAGAAATGGGCGATGAAGCAGAATCAGAAGATGGCGTTGAAGCACGTGTAGATGATCTAGAATCAGCATTAGCTGAACTAGAAGCAGAATTCGAAAAAATTATGTCAGGTGAAGACGATGACATGGAAGACGAAGCAGACGATATGGATGCGGAAGACGAAATGGAAGAGTCATTTGAACTAGAACTAGACGAGTCAGAAGACGAAGACCTAGAAGAAGGTGAAGAACTTGACCTAGAAGAATCAGAAGATGACGCAGAAGAAGATGAAGACCTAAATGAGTACGTAACTCCAGTGTCAGCATCAGCAGGCGACAACGGCGATAACACAGCATCAACTGTAAACGCAAATGCAAAGCGTCCAGGCGATGATTCAAATGCAGCACCAGTAAAAGCGAATGATGGTAACACATCAGGCGGTAAAGGTGACGCACCAAAAGATATGGGTACAAAGAATGTAAACGTATCAGGTAACTCAAAATCACCAGCAATGTCAAATCAAGCGGCAAAGCCAGGTGATAACGGCGTGAATAACAAGTCAATCACATCGTAATTTAATTCTATTTGGAGAAACCAATGACCGTTCTTATTGAAAGATTTTCACACAGTCAAGCAGGTGTTAAAACCCGCATTGTCGAAGGTGAAGACGGTGGAAAAAACATGTTTATGGAAGGCATTTTCGTCCAAGGTGGCGTTAAGAATGCTAACCAGCGTGTTTACCCGGTTTCAGAAATCTCAAGAGCAGTAGAAAGCGTTCAGAAAAAAATCTCTGAAGGCTTCCCTGTTCTAGGTGAATGTGATCATCCACCAGAATTAACAGTTAACGTTGACCGTGTGTCCCATATTATTGAAAATATGTGGATGGACGGACCAAACGGCTATGGTAAACTTAAAATTGTTCCTACACCAATGGGTAACATCATCAGAACACTAATCGAATCAGGCGCTACTTTAGGTGTCTCATCTCGTGGTTCAGGCGAAGTTGGTAATGATGGTAACGTGAGTAACTTTGAGATTGTAACTGTAGATATCGTAGCTCAGCCTAGTGCTCCAGAAGCATATCCAAAGGCTATCTACGAAGGATTAATGAACATGAAGGGCGGCTATCAAACTTGGCAGCTTGCACAGAGTGTTCAAAACGACAAGTCCGCACAAAAGTACTTGTCAGAAGAAATAGTAAAGTTCATTCGTGAACTTAAACTGTAAAACAGGAGAAGCAACAATGGCAAACGAAATTCTTGCAAATCTTTTAGAGTCTGGCGCACTAAGCGAAGAAGCTGGTGCAGCTATCAAAGAGGCTATGGAAGTAAAACTTAATGAAGCAAGAGAGGAAATTACAGCCGAGTTGCGTGAAGAGTTCGCACAAAAGTTTGAACATGACAAAGGTGTCATCGTTGAAGCAATGGATAATATGCTAAATGAAGCAATCCGTGCTGAAATGACAGAGTTCAAAACGGATCGTGAAGCTCTAATCGCAGAACGAGTTGCGTATAAGAAAGCAATTTCTGAACACGCAAAGATCCTCGAAAAATTCATTACTTCTCATCTTGCAGCAGAAGTTAAGGAACTACAAGCAGACCGTGCAAAAGTAGCAGAAAATCTAGAAACGACCAAGTCGTTTGTAGTGAAGCAACTATCACGTGAACTTGCAGAATTCCACAACGACAAGCGTGAATTAGTAGAAACTAAAGTACGCATGGTAGCAGAGGGTAAAGAACTTCTTACGAAAACTAAGGAATCTTTTATCAAACGTTCAGCAGAGTTAGTAGAGAACACAATCTCTAACGCTCTACGTTCAGAAATCAATATGCTTAAAGAAGACATCACAGCAGCTAAAGAAAATGAATTTGGCCGTAAGTTGTTTGAAGCATTTGCAGGCGAATTCATGTCATCACAACTAAATGAAGGCACTGAAGTAGCTAAAGTGAATAAAAAGCTAGACGAATCTGCTAATAAAGTTGCAGAACTAGAAGCAATGATTACTGCTAAAGAAGCAGATATTGCTACAGCGCAAAAAGCAAAACGTGTAATGGAAGATCGTATGAATCGCAAAGCGAAACTAGACGAACTACTATCACCACTTGCTGGTCAGAAGCGTGAAGTAATGTCTGATTTACTTGAAACAGTAAAAACAACTAATTTAAAAACTGCATTTAAGAAATATCTACCAGCAGTTTTAAATGAATCAGTTTCAGCGCAAGCGGAAACAAAAACATTAACAGAAAGCAAAGTCACAGAACAAACTGGTGATCGTGGAGTAAAACAGGAAACTCCAACATCAACAGCCGGCGATGCTGATATAGTCGTGCTAAGAAAACTAGCCGGTCTAAAGTAATTAACCAGAACACAGGAGAATCAAACAGATGGAAAATCTTTTTGAAGGAAACAACTGGGACAACACACGTGATGCGTTACTAGAAGGTCTAGAAGGCACAAAGCGTGACGTAATGTCATCAGTACTAAACAACACAAAAGTAGCTCTTGCAGAATCAGCAACAGCAGGCGCAACACAAGCAGGTAACATTGCGACACTAAACAAAGTGATCCTACCAGTTATCCGTCGTGTAATGCCAACAGTTATCGCAAACGAAATCATCGGCGTACAGCCAATGACTGGTCCAGTAGGTCAGATTCACACACTACGTGTACGTTATGCAGACAACGCAGCAGGCGTAACAGCAGGCCAAGAAGCACTATCACCATTCGATATTGCTAAATCATACTCAGGCGCAGATGGTGCAGCACCAGCGGCGACAGCAGCTATGGAAGGTACAGCAGGTAACAGAATGTCAATCCAAGTGATGAAACAAACTGTTGAAGCGAAAACACGTAAGCTATCAGCACGTTGGACATTCGAAGCGGCTCAAGACGCTAACGCAATGCACGGCCTAGACGTTGAAGCAGAGATCATGGCAGCACTTGCTATGGAAATCACAGCAGAAATCGACCAAGAAGTTCTAGGTTCACTAGAAAATCTAGCGACAACTGGTGCGACTTTCGACATGAACGCAGCATTCACAGGCACACCAACATTCGTAGGTGATCGTCACGCAGTTCTAGCAACGCTAATTAACCAACAAGCTAACCTAGTAGCACAGCGCACACGTCGCGGTGCAGCAAACTGGGCAGTTGTTTCACCAGCAGCACTAACAGTGCTACAGTCAGCAACTACATCAGCTTTCGCACGTACAACAGAAGGTACATTCGAAGCGCCAACAAACACAAAGTTCGTAGGCACACTAAACGGCACAATGCGTGTATATGTAAACACATATGCAAATGACGCGGCACCAGTTCTACTAGGCTATAAAGGCTCAGGCGAAATTGATGCAGCAGCATTCTATTGCCCATACGTACCGCTAATGTCATCAGGCGTTGTTGTGGACCCAACATCATTCGAACCAGTAGTGTCATTCATGACTCGTTACGGTTACGTTGAGCTAACAAACACAGCATCATCACTAGGTAACGCAGCAGATTACGTTTCAAAAATCGATGTTGCAAACCTAGCATTCGTATAAGTTTTACTTAAACGATTACTAATATTAACCCGGGAGGAAACTCCCGGGTTTTTTATTGGCTCCAGCTTTAATTCGATAATCTGATAAATAGTCTTGTATAATTAAGTTTGGAAGAACATATCATGGCAGAACAATTAAAATTTGGTGACCGACTATTCCTTAAAGGTGAAAAAGTTCTCTTCGATAATGGCACAGGACCT